TGCTTGTGTAATGATTGTTATTACACATTAATAAATGTATTAGTACAAGAAGAGTATGAAATAGATTTTGATACAACAAGACCACATTTAAGTGGTCAAGTTCCATATATAGAATTACCTTATAAACATGAAAATGGGAATAAATATACAAAAGGAATTGAAGCAGATGCAAATTATTGTTGCCAGTGTGGAGCAAAATTGTAGCCAGAAAGGACGAAAGAAATGTTTTTTAAAAAGAATTATTTTGTTGAATTTGAATATGAAGGACCAGAAGAGAAAGGAAATGGTAGTACAATGATTAGATGTTTACCAAGCAAATTTACTAAAGTCACAGATGAGGTAAAGAAAACACTAGATCGTATGGAAATCAAAGCAGACACGATTTCTATAATAAAAATTAATAGAGTGTAATTTAGCAATGAAATATATAAGTACAGCACAATTTGAAAAAAGGTTTACAAAAAATACACAAGGATATATCGAAAATCTTACAGGAAGAATAATATATTGTCCTTATGACATAGGTTTTAAATTAGATTTAGAAGATTGCTTGGAAAGTAGAGATTGTAATGATTGCTGGAATGAAGTAAAAGAATATTTAAAATTCAGAGATAATGCAGAAAAGATTTAAAAATACGGAACATAGAAGTCGGATGTAGAGATCAATAAATATTAAAAGTGAGGTATATTAGTAATGTTTAAACTAAATAAAGGCGTGTTATCTATGCATAGCCAAGATTTAGAGCATATACAGGGTAGAATAGATGAAGATAACGATTCTCCAAAAGAAGCATTAAGAAAAGAACTTGAACTTTGTGGATTAGATATAAAAAATGTATTTGAACTTGAACTAAATATGAGGCAGTTAAGAGAAAAGAAATATATAGAAATTTATTTAAAGATAGTATGTGATTTTTACGGAAGAGAACAAACAGAAGTAAAAACATTAATAGCAGGTATTGGAGTTGATATGTGTGATAAATGTAAAAGATGCTGGTTTGATAGCTGCTCTGGATTATATATTTGTGGATTTTGGAGTAGCGATGAACTTGTAGCGATAGATAGTGTTCCAAGTGAGAGTTTTGAGGAAAATGGGACATGTAATTTTTTTGAAGAATAGAAAGTGAGGTGATCAATAATGAAAATATTTGATATTAATATTATTACTTCATATAGTCAACTTGAGTTTCAAAGAAAGCTACAAGGAGAGATTGATAAAGCACAAAGAAATGGATTTGAAGTTGAAATTAAATATTCTACAGCCATAAACCTAGATTTTGAAACAGAATATTCAGCTTTGGTTTTAACTAAATGTAATTGGTTTACAATATCTTAGAAACATATATTTTGATATATTTTTTAATAAAAAACAAAAGCATTAGAGAACTATAAACGGAAATTTATAAAGCTTCTCTAATGCTGTACCCATCTAATATTATAACATAAAGGATGGGTTTGACAATGAAGAATGCAGTAAATAAAATAAGAAAATATAATGAATTAAAAGCAGATATAAATTATTTTGATATAAGATTAGAGGAGATTGAAGAAGAGATTATTGGTATATCAGCTCAGCCACAAGGAGAATTTACAGGAAAGACTTATAAAATTAATTCTCAAGTAGAGCAGCAAGTTGATATTTTAATAGAGAAGCAAGAAGAACTTAATATAAAAAAGGCAAATGCTATAAGAATGATAAGAAAGATTGATAATGCAATGAATATTTTGACAGACGAAGAAAGAGAAGTAATTAAAGTAGCAGTTATAGAACGTAAGAGATACTGGAGATTAGAAGAAAAATTAAATTTAACATATGCCAGGATAAAACAAATAGAAAGTGATGCAATAAAAAAGATGGAAAAGTACTTATTATAGAAAAACTATAGAAAAATTATAGGTTTTCTATAGGATTATTATAAAAAATAGCTTTAAAATGGATTATAATAGTATCATAGAAAATTAGAGATTAGCACTTATTTAAAGGCTGGTATCATGTTTAAATTAAGTAAGATAAAAAATATATTGATTTAGGTAAGCACATGCAGATTATTGTATGTGCTTTTATTGTTGAATGCATGGGAGAGGTGTGTATGAATAAAAAGTTGAAATTAAATATGAAATTTGAAAACGGTAGAGTTATTTGTGCAAGGTCTCCAGATATGTGTAATGACTGCATCAGTAAAAGAAATTGTGAAACAATAAATGTATTTTATGATCAATACAACAAAAAAGATATACTTGAATGTTTTAATAACAGTGAGAAAAGAAGGTGAGTGGATGAATGAATTTTGTTGAACCTATCCGTGATCCGGATGTATTTCATGATATTCAAGCGACTATAAAAAAAGAAAATCCTAGAGATTATGTACTTATAATGACAGGAACGTATACAGGACTTAGAATATCTGACATATTAAATTTAAAAGTAAAAGATGTTAGAAATAAAAAATATATTGATTTAAAAGAAAAGAAAACAGGGAAAAGAAATCTTATAGAGATAAACCCATTGTTAAGAAAAGTATACAAAGAATATTGTTTAGAAATGGATGATGAAGATTATTTAATGCGAAAGAGTAACATTAATAAATCAATATCTAGGAATAGAGCATGGAGAATAATGAAGGATATAGGTGATAGATTTGGTGTTGAGAATCTGGGAACTCATACATTAAGAAAAACTTTTGGATTTCATTATTATAAGCAGACAGGAGATATTGCAACTTTAATGCAGATGTTTAATCATTCTAAAGAATCAATTACTTTAAAATACATTGGAATAACTCAAGATAAAATGAATAAGGCAAGAAGGGATTTTGAAATATAAATCCTTTTTTATTTTATGCACTAGTAAACACAATGAGGTAACGTTAACTAGTTTTATCTTAAAATAGCTGAATGCATTGAGAATACAAGCGTTGATAGTGATTCTAAATAGTTAACACAATGTGAATTATGTTAATAAATTAATACGTGATTTTAAATTCTCAATAATAAATTGCATGCATGCATTGATAGAAAGGAAGTGATGATTTGGCACTCAAAACGCTAACGGAAAAACATGTAAGAGCAGTTGAATTGATACTGAAAGGCGAAACTAACACGAGTATAGGAAAGAAAATAGGTGTAAGTAGAAACTCAGTAGCAGCATGGAAAGATGATGAACTTTTCAAGGCTGAACTGAGCAAACAAAGGCAGGCTCTAAAATCTAAGGCTGATGAAAGGCTACTAATGAATTTAGATCCACTACTTGATAGATTGGTTGATATAGCCCTTACATCAGATAGTGATAAGACTAGCTTAGATGCCATTATATACGCTATAAATAGGGTTTTGGGAACACCAACTAACAAGGCTCAAGATGTACCTGAGGAAGATGGGAAAAAGCCAATAATTGATATTGATAAAATGCTTATTCAAATCAACGAAAAGTCGGGAAATAATTAGTCAATAATTACTCAATTATTTCGTATAAACTTTATTTAGCGAAATTACTGAAATATAAGAATGGCTTAAATACTAGCTTTGTTATACGTACGAAATTCAAAGGTCAGATTTTTAGCGAAATAGTGTACTTTTGCTAGTAAAAGTTTAGTAATACTGTTAGTTGAATTTTGGGAAATAATGAGGCTATTACTGACTTTAAGGTGGGGGTATTCTAAATTGGAAATGCTTGTTTCTGTATCGATAAGCCATAAAAAATTATATCATATTTTTTAATTTGAAAGGAAGTGATTAGTTGATTTATTATGACAATTTAGAATTCGATACAGATGTCGAATATGAAGTTTATATACTCAATAAATATCTTACTAAACATTATGATAGTAAATTAGCTAAGGAACTTCTTAGAAGTTATAATGATAATCTAGATGGACTTGCTAAGAGTCTTGGTCATAAAGATATTGGGTTCTATTGTGAGTACTTTTTAAGAGAAATATTTGTTCCAAGTGATGATAACACTGCTAGGGAATTATGCAGCAGTCACTATGAATTGTGGGACATGGCAAATAGAATGTTTATTCTAGATGAATTTGACAAAGCTAACATAGTCTGTCCTAGAGGATTTGCAAAGACAACTATTTTTGATTTAGCAGTAATATCGTGGTCAATATGTTATGAAGAATCAAAATTTACTATTCTGATTGGTAAGAAAGATAAAGACGCAACTCAGTTTATGGATGATATTCAGAAGATCTTTGAGAAGAATGAAAGGATTGTAAATAATTTTGGATTGCTTATTGATAAGAAACACTACACAGTAAATGCCAATGAGATTGAATTCATTAATGGATGTGATTTGCAGGCTGTAGGGTCTGGAACTTCCATAAGAGGTCGTAAATATGGAAATGTCAGACCAACTTTAGTAATTGGTGATGATGCTCAGGATGATAATGATATTTTGACTGAGGATGCGCGAAATAAAAAATATGATATTTGGTGTAAGCAGGTTGAAAATGTTGGTGATACTGCTGTTTTCAGAAAAGGTAAAAAAATCAAGAAAGCTACAAAGATAGTTTCTATAGGAACTGTGTTACATTTAGAATGTTTGATTAGCAGACTTTCACGAAATCCTGATTATAAAACAGTATTGAAAAGAGCTATTATCCTTGAAGATGGTCAGAAGGTTGATGATATATTTAAGCAGCCACTATGGGAAGAGTGCAGAAAATTACTTTACAATCCTAAAGATGATAATCCACAGGAAACTGCAAAAAAATTTTATTTGAATAATTATGATGAAATGCAGTTTACAGTGTTGTGGCCAGAAAAATGGGATTGCTTTGAAGACCTGGCACTTGATTATTGGAAAAATAGAAAAACATTTATGTCTGAAAAGATGAATGATGCAACTTCTATAGGTGAAAAATGGTTTACTTCTTATAGAGATATGAGAAAAGCTGAAATTGAGAGAAATATATTTATTAAAACAGCTTTAGTTATTGATCCAGCATCAACTACTGGAGATAAATCCGATTATACTTCTATGGTTGTTGCAAGTGAATCCAACAATGAATTTTACTACATAAGAAAAATAGTAATGCAGAAGCTTAGTTACAATGATTATTGCGATAAAGTAATTAAAATATTAAAGGAATTTAGAGATATAACTCATATTGTAATTGAAAAGAACACATTCAGTGGTGCTGATGTGGAAGAAATTAAAAAACGTATCATCGCAGATCCTGAACTTGATATTACTGATTATGAGTTTATTAATAATATGCAAAAAAAGAATAAAGATGAAAAAATCAGTACAATCATTGATGATGTTAACAATGGGAAAATTATATTTGTTAGTGATAGTGAAGATAGTGAAGAAGCAATTAAGCAGCTTATGGAGTTCCAGGGACAGGATTATAGTTTGCATGATGATTTCCCTGATGTTATTGCTGAAGCCGTTATTAACTTAAATTCAATAGAAGATTATCCATACTTAGGATGGACTACTTATTAGAAAGGAAGAGTTATATGTTAGATATTGAAGCTGTAAGGCGTTGTTATACAGAGTATAGTGATAATTATCTTTATTATGAAAATATAGATAGGTATTACTATGGCAATACTGATGAATTAAAGACTTCTAATCCGGTACAAGGAAAAAGTAAAGCTAAAGTTGTTGACAATTTCTTTCAGAGCTTTGTTGATAAAGAAGCTTTATACAGCTTTGGGAATTCAATAACTTATTCATACAATGAAAAACTTGAAAAGAGCATTGCTGATGTTATAAATGAAAATACATACAATAGAATGAATCATGACAGCTCATTAGGTCAAAGACTTATTGAATTCGGATTAGTTTATGAACTTAATTTTATCAGTAAATATGGTTTTAAGAGCAAGATTGTTACTCCAATGCAAGGAAATATGTTTTATGATGAATATGATGAGCCGTTATTCTTTATCTATGTTCATTCAAAAGATGGCGTAAAAAATTATATTGATGTCTATGATGATAAGTATGTTTATTACTTAACTCCTTCATTTGTTGAAATATCTCATAAGAAACATGGATTTAATTGTATTCCTGTAGGGGTTGGAATGATAGGAAATAATAAATATAGTATTAAGAAAGGTTATGTTGAAGGTGACAAGACTATTTATAGAATGGTTAAAACAAATCAAGATGCATATTCTCAAACTAGGAGCTGTATGACACAGGAAATTATTGATTTTAGGAATGCAATTCTTAAGACATATGGAATTAAACTTAGGGATAAACTTGATGAAAAAACAGGAACGCCAATTCTTGATAGTCATGGTCAGCCGATTAAAGAAGAGCCAGTATTAAATAATACAAAGATGTTACATTTTAAAGATAAAAAGGTATCTGATGCAGAGTGGCTAATTAAAGAAATTAACGATACCTTTATAATGAATATGCTTAAAGTATTCAGAGACGATATGCATACGTTGACCTGCCATGTGGATTGCAATGAAAAAATGCAGAGTAACCTTAGTGGCCAGTCATTAAAGGCAAGATTGCAGGCACTTGAAAGTAAATGTAATCAAAACTCACAAGCTATGCATGACATAATTAATACCAGGATTAAATGCTTATTTGATTATTTATCAAGTATAAGAAAAGGTGATTATGATTATAAAAAGGTAAAAGTAGAATTTACTGTATGCATTCCAATTGATGATGGAATTATTGCTGATATGATTAGTAAAATACCTCATGAAGTAGTTTCAAACCATACAAAGAGATCATGGCTTCCTAAAATTAATAATCCAGAATTGGAACAAAAAATAATAGATGAAGAAAATAAAACAAATCTCAATGAAGTTGATCTTGATAAGGTAGTTGATAAGAATGAATGAGGAAGAAATATTAAAAATCTTATCTAGCTATGATTTAACTGAAGAAGAAAAAGACTATTT